CACACACGAATGCGTGGACATGCTTGCAACTCTCAGAATCAGATACAAGTTCGCCCTCCTGAAAGAAAAAATCAGGAAAACGGTTCCGCTGGAATATGAAGTTGTTGACAACAGCGAACCGTACATGGAGGAGGAGAGCGACGAGACAATCGAACAATTCCTAAAGAACCTAAAAGATGCCATACTTGAAGAAACACAAACGCAACAGCGGCAGCGATGATCTGAACCGGAAAGAAAGGCAGAAGGTGTACTCTTCGGCGAAATGGAGGAAGATGAGGCTGGCGTATATCGACAGGCACCCTCTCTGCGAAATCTGCCAACAGAAAGGGCTCGTAGAGGCGGCAGTGGACGTTCATCACAAGGTGTCCTTCACAAATTTCACAGGGATGAAGATGATCGAGATGGCGTACAATCCGAACAACCTGATGGCGCTTTGCAAGGAGTGCCACTCCAAAATTCACAAACATCATGGGAAAGAACAGCATTAAAGTGAGATTAGACCTTCCAGTGGGACTGGAGCCTGAGGTGGCTGAGTACATGAACTCGGTTGTCGACTTCCTCAAAAGGGCGAGGATTCTCGACGACATCGACCGCGCATCGCTGCACATACTCGCGAGACAACTGGACATCTTCTTCCAGGCTGCTAAGCATGTAAAGGGCGAGGGGATGATGGTCAAGAACGGGCGCGACGACCTTGTGCCGAACCCGAAGATTGCCATCATGAACCAAGCCGAAGTGATGTGCTTGAAGATTATGAAGGAATATGGACTGGTGGCGAAGTCAAGGAAGGAGATGGGAAAAGCGTCCGTCACTGAGGATTCGCCGCTGAGGATGTTCCTCGCCAAATAAAGGAGGGATGAAGGGGGAGAGGAAAGCCTATGTCAGATATGCCTTGAATGTCATCAGCGGCAAAGTGACCGCGGGGAAGTACATAAGGGATGCATGTCAGCGGTTCATCGACGATATGCAAAGGGACGAATTGGAGTTCCGCTTCAAGACGGTGGACAGGTGCATCAGGTTCATCGCGCTCCTAAAGCACACCACTGGCAAGTTCTCAGGGAAGAACTTCCATCTGGAGCCATGGCAGCAGTGGGTGGTGGCGAACATAGTGGGATGGTATTGGAGGCACACGGGTACCAGGAGATTCACACAGTCGTACATTGAGATGTCGAGAAAACAGGGGAAGACGGCACTGGTGGCCGCACTGGCGCTGTACTACCTCATCGCAGACGGGGAGGATGGAGCGGAGGTGGACCTCGCGGCAAACAGCAAGGAACAGGCGAAAATCGCATTCAAGATGGCGAAGAGCTTCGCCAAGTCCTTAGATCCGGGGAAGACAGACCTCGTGGCATACCGGGACCAGATACAGTTCGCCATCAACGAGTCGGTGATGAACGTGTTCGCGTCTGACGACTCCACACTCGACGGATACAACGCATCATTCGGCATCATCGACGAGTACCACAGCGCACCTGACTCATCAGTGCGTGATGTCATCAAGTCGTCCATGGGCATGCGAGAGAACCCGCACATCTGCACAATCACGACAGCCGGATTCGACAAGACGCTGCCATGCTACGAACTGAGGAACTACGGCATAGAGGTGGTGGCAAGACTCAAGCACGATGACGAGTTCTTCGTCGCAATCTACGAGATGGACGATGACGATGACTGGAAGGACGAGAGAAACTGGAAGAAGTGCGCACCGAACCTGGGTGTGACCGTGTCCAGGGAATGGCTGAGAAGTGAGGTGAAAACGGCCATCAACAACCCGCGGGAGGAGACAAACGTCAAGACGAAGAACCTCAATGTGTGGTGTGATGCAGCCGAGGTGTGGATTCCTGAGCAGAAGATCATCGACATATCAAGCAACTTCTCATGGGATATGTTCAGCGCGGAGGAGGACATCTGCTATGTCGGTGTAGACTTGTCGGCTGTCAGCGACCTGACGGCGGTGGCTTACCTCATCATGCACGACAACAGGTATTTCCTGGACATAGACTACTACTGCCCAGAAGAGGCTCTCGAGACAAAGACGGACAAGGACAAGTACAGGCTTTGGAGGCAGACTGGTGAACTGAAGGTAACGCCAGGGAATGTCACGGACTACGACTATATCACCAACGACATCATCAGGCACAACAAGAACGTCACCATTGCGGCAGTGGGGTATGACAAGTGGAACGCCACGCAATGGGCGATTGACTGCACGGCAATGGGCATGCCGCTCGAGGAATACTCGCAGTCGCTCGGCAATTTCAACAGGCCGACACGCGAACTGGAGAGGCTCATCCTCATGGCATCAAACCAGAAGAAGAACAGCCAGGAGCCGGTGCTCACCATCAACGCGAATGCCATCACGCTTTTCTGCTTCCGCAACGTTGAACTCAAAAGCGACTGGAACGGCAACGTCAAGCCAAACAAAAGCATAGACAAAAAGAAGATTGACGGGGTGATAGCGACCATTGAGGCGCTTGGCACACTGCTCGTCAATCCTCATTTCTCAGGACAACTCATCACCACGCTCGAAAGCATGGGTGGATGAACTTTTGAATCGCTCAGGAAAACTTTTGAATCACGGTTTTGGAACGATTGCAATTCGATTTGGACCGATTTGGAATCACACCTGCGTCTCATCATCCTCCTCTTGGTTGTTGCTACCGTTCTTGCCGGGGTTGGGCTGCTGCTGGGCTGCCGTCGCATTCATCGGCTTGTCAATCGGCACAAGGTTGCTCTGGATGAACGGTTGGTCACCGCCTTCGACAGGCTCGAAGTCCATCTGACGGCGAATCTCGTTGCTCGTCAGTACACCAAGGTTGAACATTTTCGTGTAATAATCTGCCAATGCTGACTTGTCTGTACGCAGCAGCACACTGGTATCGAAACTCACGTCATACTTGAACCTCTCCCCTGGCAGGAACAATTTTCGCTCGAACTCCAGTTCAATCTTGTCAAGGATAGGCTGAAGCGTGTCGGTGAGGAAAGCCAGCTGGCTGGCCTCGATGCTGCTGTAACTACTGTGGCTAAGGTCATAAGCCTTGCTCGGACTCACGCCGAAGAAGCGGCAGATGTCCACGACATTGAACTGCCTCGTCTCAAGAAGCTGGGCATCACTCGGGCTCACACTGATCGGCTTGTACTCCATGTCAGCCTCCATCAGCGCAACACCTCCGCGTCCCGCACTGTTGAACTTGCTGCTCCAGGTACGGAAGAAATCCTCCTTCTGCTTGGCTGTCAATGGATGGTTCACGCTGACTACACCGCTCAGGGAGGCACCGCCCTTGAAGAACTCCCTGGCATGGACCTCGGAGTCGTAGGCAAGGCCGAGAGTGTTCGCAGCATACCGGACTGTTGACACACCATGCTCGCCGTCATGGCTGAAATTGACGATGTGGATGATGTCGCTCGGCTCGATGAAACCATACCTCGGGTGGGCATAGTATGCGATATGACCATACTCGTCGTCAATGATGGCCACATTGTCGGGGTGGAGGAACTCCAGTTCGATGGCATTGCCGTCCTCGTTCCTGGCAATGCGGAGGTAGCCGTTGCCCTTCAGGATCATGGAAGTGACAAGCGACTTCATCATGGTGAATCTGCTCATGTAACGGCTGGGCTCCTTGTTCACCAGCCAGAAGGCCGGATGAGTGAGCGCCCGTTTCTTATAGCCTTTGGACGTAACCTTCAATATCTCTATAGGCAGTTGCGCTACAGCATCGCTGATGCAACTGACACACCTGTACACAGTTGAGAGTTCAACACTCTTGCCCTCTGTGAACCTCTGGGGATCGCCTACAAGCGACACTACATTCACGCCGCCTTCATCCCTCTTCTCCTTTTTCTTCCAACTCCAGAATGCCATATTCCAGTCCATCTTATGTTATATTGAATTTTCTTTTCTCTAACAATTCTTCGACACCCCTCAACCGCTTCAGTTCGCCACATTGCAGCACATTCTTGCGAAACGATTGCAATTCGATTGTAATTCGATTGAAAAGATTGCAATTCGATTGACACCGGTTATGGGATGTCTCTATATATATACACCATAATCGCTATTAATACACCCGAATTTGGCCGCTTACGGGTGCTTGTGGGCACTTGTACAATTTCCACTATTTTTTTTTTCTTATAGAAAAAAGAAAATATGGAAAGTTGTAAAGGTGTGCACGCACATAGACGCCCGTTAATTTTGGGGGATATAGAAAAGGCCATCCCTTTATGTGGATGGCCGCTGGAATATAAGCGTGAAAAAATGGGTGAAAACACCCCAAAACCACTCAAAAACCTTCAAAAAACGTGGCATTTTTGCCAAAAACGCCAAAAATGCCAAAAATGCCATTTTCCGGTTAACGAATTAAAGCCCCAAAAATCCCCCTCGCGTGTGAACAAGAGTTGTCGTGGGTTGTATGTCGGTTTCCCCCAAAATCGAGGGCCTATGGGGTGTGCCTGTCATGCCCATGGGGGGCGCAGTTCTTCATTATGTAGTCGATGACTTTCCTGTTGGCAATGTCTATCTTCTTCTCGTCGAACTTGATGTATATGGACGTTACCTTGTTTCCGAATGAGTGGCCGAGCGATGCCGCTATGGTCTCATGCGGGATGTCCAGCTCTGCGGCTATGGTCGCCCATGTGTGCCTTGCCCAATATGTGGAGCAGTCCGGTTCTATTGGTACTTGATGGAAGAACAAAAACCACAAGTCATATTCCAAGGTTATCCAGCAAAAAGATAACGCTTCACTTTCTGATTGAACCCCGAAGATGCCGGGAAAGGGAGAGGATTCAATAGTCCTCTCCCCCTTTTTTTTACCCTAATCTCTTCTGATAATTGGCCATTTGTTCAATTATCGTCTCATCCATCATTCTTGCATAAGTCTTCTCCGTTTCCCTGATAGAAGAATGCCCCAATATATGCTGGATTACATGCATCGGCAGCCTACCCTCATTCAGCAGCATCGTGGCTCCCGTGTGTCTCGCCCAGTGCGTAGTCACTGGCTTGTCTATCTTCGCATACGTCACTGCGGCCTTCAGGTAGTCGTTATACTTCACGTTGCTGATTATCGGCAACTTGTAGTCATAACGCTTCAGGATAGCCATTGCAGGCTTCATTATCAAGACGGTAAACGGTTGCCCGGTCTTGTTCCTCCTCGCCTTATACACCACCATCCCTTTCTCTTTCTTGCATTTCTCGTAGTCGAAGTCGGCAAGGTCGCTGTAACCCATCATCGTGTAAGCCTGGAACACAAACAAATCCCTCACCCTTCTAAGATGCGCAATAGGAATTATACACCGCTCAAACCTGTGGAACTCCTCGGCAGTGAGCACCTTGTCCAGACTGTTGCTCTCACCCTTACCGATATTCAGGCGCGAATAAGGATTCTTCTTCACAAGCCCGTCACCAATCGCCATCAAGATGAAAGTCTTCAGGATTTTGTGATAGCCCCAACGGCTAACCTCCTTCAGCCCGCGAGATTTCAAAACGGCATCCATCTTCATGACGTTCCTTTCGTTCACGTCCGAGAAATACACAATACCCCTCCATTCCTCGGCAAACCGCAAGAACACCTCATAATGCTTCCTTGTTCGCTCGCTGACGTGCTTATAACGCTCCTGCGCCATCTCCTTAGCATATCCGAGAAAAGTCTTCGTCAGCAACATTTCATCACGCATAATGCCCGGTATGGCATCCAAGTCCACCTTCCCCTCTTCCTGCATGCGTGCAATAATGCCGTTCACCTTCTTCTTCAGCAGGTGGAGTTGTTCGTTCAGTTCGTTCTGATCGTCACGCGCAGTCACGCCACCGTTCTTCCATTCTTTCGGAAGAACCTTCACACCAGTAGAAAGATATTTGCGCTTTCCACAAAGAGAAATCACCAACTCTACTGTTCCACACTTTTTTGCGCTTGCGCGCTTTTTTCTGTCGTAAATTAACGTTAAACTCTGTATCATATCGTTTTGGTTTGTTAAATTAACATTTTTTAGGTTACCACTTTTTGCCGCATTTTTCGCATGGTAGCAGAATGGTAGCAAAATTGTAGCAAATGATGGCTAATGATGGCTAATATCAGCATTACCAAAACTCAATTACTCAAACCGTATAAAAAGTGTGGAAATATCAGTATTTACGGGCGTTTCGCCACTTTTTCAAATAAATAGGGGAACATCAGAAAGATGCTCCCCACTCATGTGTATTTTAGTATTTTGTACGCCTGCAGGAATTTATACCCTCCTTTCGTAACAAAATGATTTTCAGCACCTTTCCCACGTTTTTACGGTGATAGAGAAAATGAGTGGTAGCAAAATGGTAGCATGCCTCATTCAAGCCTTATTGTATATTTTTCTCCCGATTTACCCATCTTAATTATTCTTAATGACATTTGTTTATATTCCCGTTTCTCGTTAACTTTGTTCTCGATTCCGAGCAATAGACGCTATCCTCCACCCCGATGCTCGGTTAATTGCCCAAGGGGGTAACGCAATGGGCACGGCAGGAACTGATTCGGGATGCCGGCGAAGCGGAACCAACTCCGAAATACCCGATGGCCGATTCATCGTTGGACTGGTGATAGGCTGCTGTATCATACCGGACTGACCACCGTCAGCATGCAGCATGGTTTCTCCCCTATAAGGAGGAACCATGCAATCACCCGAACTTCCTCCCGTAGCATAACAAGCCTAGTATATACCTTATATATAATATATATAGAGAAACACATACAATTTTCTGCAATTTTGCGCGATTTCACACCCTTATCAGTCCTACAACCTTGTAAACTCCCAGGATATCATCCTTCTGAACTTGGAAATCAGGGTATTCATCATGGTTGTAAGAAACACACCTGATTCCATTCTCTTCCGGGTACAGCCTTTTCACTACTGCTCCGTCCTTTGTCGCCAGAACATACGTCTTCCCTGGCTCTATGATGTGCTCAACCTTCTTGCAGGCTATCTCGTCACCTCCTTCAAACTTCGGCTCCATCGAGTCGCCCTTGATAATCATCGTGAAGTCATATTCCGGCATACTCCTCATCATAGGCAGCATATCGCATTCATGCATCTTTATACCGGTAAGATATTCCGACAGAGTGCCTGCTGCCGCCGTGATCGGCAGACGGGGACGCATATCTGATTTTGAATTCTCACCCAACACATCTAAGTCCACTTCCATCTTACCTTCTCCTGCATACAGCCATTCCCTGTTAATCTCTGGGAATGTGTCTGCAATCTTATTTACAAGTGAGCGTGGTACACCACGATTTCCTCTGAGTATCTGACCAAGGTTCTGAGGTGCAAAACCTATCCTTGCTGCAAATTGGCTCTGATTTTCGCCAACATAGTCCATAACGCGCTTAATGCGTTCTAAAATACCTTTCTCCTCCATATTAGCCAATCATTTATAATCTTAATATAATCAAAAATAATCAAATAAAATATAAATTTTAAATCGAAATATCTCATATTGAGAATATTTGATTATCTTTGCACTCGGTTGACAAACAAAAGTGCATTTGAGCGATGGACTTCGCAGTTCCGAAACCGCTTTGGATTGCAAATATACTAAGTTTTTCGCAAACACGCACTCTTCTCGCCAACAATTTAAGAAATATTTAGGAATTGACAAACAATAAAGATATGAACGTAACAACAGAAGACATCAGAAACATCAAAGCAGGACGCATTCAGCCTTTCATCTGCGAGGATGATAAAGCCATGTACAATGCCTGCACCCTCGTTACGAGGATGAAACGTATTGGTATGCCGGAAAATGTTGTGGACTACGAAACACAAAAGTTTTTTGCAGAAGAGAACGATGGTGTGTCACTCCTTCTTATCCGTGCTATGAAAAACGGCGATGTAACAGTACTTAATAAATAAATAATAAGGTATGAACGAAGTTATTAGATTTACAGACAGTCAGACCATGAGTAGTTTGGAGATTGCCAAGCTTGTGAG